GTCTGCACCTCCTTTGTGCCTTCGGGTCTTCGTAAATCTTGCGGAGGTACGACCAAAGGTTGATATGAGGGAACATGTCCTGTAGGGAGAGGTAAAGACGGGGTTTGCACGGTAAAGGTGGGTGGTAACTTTATCGTAGGTATTTCCATTAGCTAGGTTTTGGATATTTAGCTTTTATAGGATCAACTATATCTGTCTTCCACTTGTCTATACCGTTGTGATATATGTAATCAAGTTGTACATCCCAATGCGGATACTCCATCGCCCTTTGTGTTTTGTATGCAAGTTTATTTAGTTCTGCTCTAGCAGCATCAACTTTAGCTTGATCTAGAGTTACTTTATTTCCATCTGCATCCCATACACCTTCGTTCTCTCCACCGCACTCGATGGTACAAACTTCTGGATAAGGGTATGCTTTATGGATTGCTTCCATATCGTAATTAGTAGCCATTATTGTGCAATCTCCATAAGGGTTATCATTGAAGCTGAACGACCAGCATATACGTCTGTAACGTTATCGTCGCCAACTCCTCTATTTATATATACAGTATAGTTACCGTGTGATTGAACTTGCACTTTATATGTTACAGCTGATGTAGTACTTGGATCATCAAACCAGAGCATGCTAGTGCTTTGCCAATGGTTATTATCGTGTGGTCTAGCAAAAGAAGTTCCAATACGTGCTCTTTGACCAGCAGCATCACCCTGAGCTATAACAGTAGATCCTCTTAGCAATCGAGAAGCTCCTGACCAGTCTGATGTACCAACCTTACCTACATACCAATTAATTAATATTTTACTAGCAGTTTCTTTAGGTGTTATAGTTGCACTTAAACTTATATCAACAAAACTACCTGATGTCGAATGAGAAGAGGCAGATGTTTTTTGCCCGGACACAACTTGTATGACTCTACCAGAACTTGAGTTAGAGCCGTCGGCATACATTATAGCCATTATGCTATCTCCGTTAAATTAAATTTATATTTTTTACCAGAACGATTATTTTTTAAGAACAAGTCTGATTCTCCTTCTTGTATAGTCCAGTCACCCCAGCTACCATCAACATCGTTTGTCTTTCCTTGGTTTGATAAGTGAAGGTCATTGGTATAAATGTTATCATATCTATAGGATGATGAACCTAAATCAAACTGAGCGTTATTTGCTGGTCGTACGTGTTGAGTAATTACAGTGCCTGTAAAAGTGCCACCAGATAAAGGCATATAACTAGATAAACTTCCAGAACCGTTGTTTGTAGCTCCAGTAGCTATACCATCTAGTTTGTTATGGTGTGTTGTAGACATAACACCAGCAGCAGATCCGGTTGCTTCTCCTATGGTTGCATTGTTTCCTGTACTACTTGTTACAGTTACAGAAGTTGTTGATGTTGAAGTTCCTAGGTTTGTGGTTGTGTTAACTGTGTTTGTAGATGCTGCTGTAATACGTCCCTGAGCGTCTACAGTAATTGCTGGGATGGCTGTGGCTGAACCATAGCTACCAGCTGTTACAGACGTATGTGCAAGTTGAGCTGCACCAATTGTATCGTTAGCAATTTCTGCATTAGTTAATTTACTAGATTGCAATAAAGTTTTTATATCACTAGCTGTTTGGTCAGCAGTAGCTCCAGATTCAATACCATCTAATTTACTACCGTCAGATGCTACGTCTCTACCGTCAACTGTTCCTGATACTGAGATGTTTCCTGTAACGTCAAGACCAGCGTTAGCATTTAGATTATTACTAAATGTTGATGACGCAGTTGCCATTTCTAACATTACTGTAGG